TACAGGTGATGTAACATTATCCAACGGTAATGCCTTACGATGGACATCTGATGATGTAAGAATTGAGGGAACAACTGCAGGTGATAAAATTCAATTTTATGTAGGAAATTCAGAAATATTAAGACTAGAACAATCAGGACCTCTATCAACTTTTACAAGTAATTTGGCTGTTACAGGTGGTGATTTAAGTTTAGCATCAGGTTTTAGCGTTTTATCTAATGCAACTAGCGCGTCTACATTAAATATTGGAGATATTAGTGGAAGTGATGAAATTACATTAATAAATTTTAAAACCTACGGTAACATTGCAATGGCTATTGATGATGATTTAGTTACAGTTTCTGCGGCAGAGTTTAGTATTGGTTCAACTACAGCTGTAACATTTGGAACTGATTCACATATAGTATACAGTCATGCTGGCTCAAGTACAGGACTAGCTAATGGAAACACTATTAAATTAGGTAGTTCTGTTACAACTGCAGGATTAGTTTATTATTTAAGCTCATCTACAACTTGGGCAACAGCTGCTAACACAAGCTCTAATAGTACAAAAATGTTAGGTGTAGCAACTGGCACAAGCTCAAGTTCCGGTATGTTATTGCAAGGTGTATTTACAAAAGCAACACATGGCTTTACTATAGGAGCTCCATTATATATATCATCTAGTGGTGGATCTTTAACAACAACAGTACCTACAGCTAGTAATTCTTATGCAAGAGTAGTTGGCTATGCTGTTGATACTAATAACATTTACTTTTGTCCAGACAATACTTGGGTTCAAAATAAATAATTATGGCTTACAAAGATAAAAGTTTAATATTTACAGCTGATTCTATTTACTTTGATTATGATGGTGAAAAAGAATTTGTAATGATGGAATGGGAAAGACCTTTAATGGAAAAACATGCTAATTATGTTTGCGAAAATGGAGGAGATATTTTAGAAATAGGATTTGGTATGGGAATAAGCGCTGATTATATACAAGCAAATAATATAAATTCTCATACTATTGTAGAAATTCACCCTGATGTTTTAAACAAAGCTTATGAGTGGGCTGAAGGAAAACCTAATGTTAATATAATATCTGGAGATTGGTACAGATCTTTAGATGTATTATCAACTTATGATGGTATTTTTTTAGACACTTTTGGTGATGATAACATTTATAAATTTAAAGATTGTATAAACTCTTTATCTAAACAAGGATGTAAGATTACTTGGTGGAATAATTCTAGAGAACCTAATAATAATACTTTAGGTATAGAAGAAGTTACGTATGAAGAAGTAAATATAACACCACAGTTAAACGGATATTTTGATCAATCAATTTATTATTTACCTAAAAAACAAATATAAATGGCTGTTACAACAATATACGCAAGTACAAATACTAACGGGAGAGGAATTATATCTGTTTCTAATAGTTCTTGGTCTAATGCTAGGGGTGCAACCAGCGGAAGTGTTTCAAGTTCTTCTTCAAGTTCTCTTGCTGTTAGAGCTGGAGCAATATCAGGAAGAGGTGGCACAGAATATAGAATTGCTCGTTCTTTTGCTTATTTTGATTTATCTTCAATTACAACAACAATAACTGGAGCAACTGTAAAAGTACAAGGAGCAGGTGTCGTTAATAATGGCGGTACAATGCAGATGTATGAAGGCACTGCTTTTGCAAACAATGGAAGCGCTTTAGCAAGTACAGATTTTGACAATGTAACAACTACTTCTTATTCAAGTAATTCTTTTAATGAATTAAATTGGAATAAAAGCGGTCAAAATTCATTTACAATAAACTCGACAGGTATTTCTGATATGAATACAAACGGTTATTTTAATATTTGTTTTAGAAACGACAAAGATGCAAATAACACAACGCCAACATCAGATCATTATTTAGGAATTAATTTTGGTACAAGTGCTCAGAGTTTTAGAATACAAATAGATATTACTCATAATGATTATGATTATGATGTTATTGATGTAGTTGCTTCTAATATAAATGAAATTATAGGTGTGCAAGTAGATGATATTGATAATGTAATTAATGTACCACCACCACCGCCATAAACATATAATAATTAATTAAGTAAAATATACTTATTATAAGTAATAATATATACAAGGTATTAGAGTATTTTTTTGGTTTACCATGCTCTAAATATCTGGAAAAATTAACAGTAAACCATAATTTTTAATAATTACAAAATGGCAAACAAATTTTTAAACATTCTTATTGATAGTGTTGTAACACCTGTTAATATAGATGATGTTGTGGCAGTTGTTGCAACAGGAAACAATGGTAACGTTGCTACTACAGTAGCGATTACCTACAAGTCAGGTAAAATTGCAACATTAACTACTCCAGCGGATGACAACGGATTTAATGTAGCTACAGCTCCTGACGTACAAAGAGCATTTTGGTCAGCTATTACTGCAGCTCAAGAATTACCTTGGAATATGGTTTCATATCCAGCTCCTGGTAAAGAGCTTGTTTTAACAGTAGAACCTGCTAGTTCACAATCTAGTGAATATGTAAAGCAAGGCGCTGCTAAAACAGATACATTTGCTGCTAAGCAAAGTTCAGCAGTTCTTGCGAAAGATAGCGGACAAATTGTTTTTAGTTCTATAGCAATTAGCTAATACGATTTTTATTAACCAATTAAAACCTAAACCAAATGACATTTTATTATTCGACTAGAACGTGGAATAGTCAACCACAATTAACCAAAGAAACTATTAACTTATGGAAACATCTTGCAGATAAGAAAAACTGGAGGATAACTCAATTAGCAAATGGTTTCTACCAAACCGAGTACCAGAGTCCAGAAGACGAAGATACTTGGATCGACGTAACCAGAAGAGAAACTATTGAAGGAGCAGAAGCTGCTATTGATTCATCAGTGGCACACTATGCTAAAAAAATAGAATTTTTAAATGGTCCTAAAGTCGTGAAAACCTTTAAATAAAATTAAATACAATTAAATTATGTCCGATAAACTTGTGAAACATCTTAACTTCGGTCAAGATGCAAAAGATCAAATATTTAAAGGGATAGAAAAACTCACTAAAGCTGTTAGCTCCACATTAGGAGCTAGCGGCAAGTGTGTTATCCTAGAAGATGATCAAGGTAAACCCATTATAACAAAAGATGGTGTAACAGTTGCAAACTCAGTAGTATTATTCGATGCTGTTGAAAACATGGGCGCAACGTTATTAAAAGAAGCAGCAAGAAAAACTGTTGAAGAAGCAGGAGACGGTACTACTACCGCTACGGTATTAGCTGAAGCAATACTGAAAGAAGCTGTTAAAGAAAATATTAATACTAGAGAATTAAAAGAGGGTATTAATTCAGCTGTTAAAAAAGTTGTTAATTATTTAGAAAAAGTTAGCATACCAGTTGAAGGCAAAATGATTGATCAAGTTGCTACTATATCTGCAAACAATGATTCTGAATTAGGTAAACTAATTGGGGGTGCGTTCAAAGATGTAGATAAACAAGGTATTGTAATGATGGAAGAATCTAAAGACTTAGAAAGCTCTGTTAAAATAATTGATGGTATGCAATATGATAGACCTTTAAAAAGTTTACATTTTGCTACAGATCAGTCAAAGGGTACAGCTGAGTTAAAAAATCCTCTTGTTCTTATAGTTGAATCTAAAATAGAAAACATACGTAAAATACAAGGTGTATTAGAGTATGTTATAAAAAACAATAAACCTTTATTTATAGTAGCAGATGTTGAGCCACAAGTGCTAGCTGCTTTAGCTATGAATAAAATGAAAGGTAATATTAAAGTTTGTATTGTAGACGCTCCAATATATGGTTTTACTAAAAAAGAAAAACTAAATGATTTAGCATTAATGACAGGCGCTACTGTTATAAATGAAGATTTAGGAGATGATATGGATTTAATTAGCGCCGAACATTTAGGTAAAGCTAAAAAAGTAATAAGTAATAAAGATAATACTATAATACAAGTTGAAAAAACTCCAGATGCAGTTAAAAATCTTATAAAAGATTTAAGAAAAAAACAAGCTGCAGAAAAAATTCCTGGATATAAAATGGCACATGAAAAAAGACTTGCGTTATTAGCTGCTAAAGTAGCCGTGGTTAAAGTAGGTGCTAGTTCTGAAATAGAATTAAAAGAAAAAAGTGATAGAGTCGAAGACGCTATTTGTGCTACAAGAGCCGCGATAAAAGAAGGTATAGTCCCTGGTGGTGGTGTTGCTTTACTAAATGCTGCGTTAAAACTAAAAAATGATAACGCTGGTGAAATTGTTTTAGGTAGAGCTATATTAGCGCCATATAAAAAAATACTAGAAAATGCTGGTTATGAAGAAGTAAGAATATCTAGCAAAGATGGTGAAGGTATTAATGTGGTTACAGGAAATATGGTAAATATGATTGACAGTGGTATTATTGATCCATTGTTAGTTACAAAAAGTGCGTTATTAAACGCGGCTTCTGTAGCAACAACTATTTTATCAACTGATTGTATAATTAATAATATTAGATTACATGAGGGCGATAGGAAATAATTTAGTTATTAAAAAAATTGAAAAACCTAATGAAACTACAAAAGGTGGTTTAATACTCAGTGAAAAACAAAGAGAAGATATTAGGTTTCAAAAAGCTGAGGTTATTAAAGTAGGTGATACTGTTATAGCTGTAAAAGAAAAAGATATTATTTATTTTGATAAAGCTGCTGCTCATAGAATAGAAATAGATAAAGAACCATATCATGTCATTAGACAAGAAAATGTGGTCGTTGTTTTATGAAAAAGCTAGAAGCAAGTGATCTTAAAGATTTAAACTTGTTAAAACATTATCGTATAATACGTAAGTGGGCTTGTAAAAACAACGGCTTAACAGATGCTGAGTTTGAACTTATTATCTATTTAGACTGTATTGATTTGTTTACAAAAAAAGATTTTGAAACAGGCGTGTATACTTTTAGTTGGAATAATAGGCGCTGGAATAAATTAATACAAAACAATTGGATTGAAGTGTGGAGACATAGAAACAGAACTACACAAAAATACAATATATATAAAATATCATTTAAAGGTAAACAATTAATAAGAAGAGTTTATAGAATAATGCTTGGATTAGATAATATACCGATGAGTGAAAGAAGAAATAAACTAGTTGCTGGTAATTCATACACTGATAAAGTTATGTATCAAGCAATGTATAACGTAAACAAAGATAAACAAAGATGAATAAAAGTCCATTAAATTTCGGGGGTCTCGCGGGCATAACAGCCGGTATAAGAGGTAGAAGAGGTAGAGGAAGACTTGGAGGTAGGATTAATAAGCTAGAAAATCAAATGGCTGTATTAATGCGTGATAGAAATACAAACGCAAACGATATGAACGAGCCTGAGTTTGATGTAGCAACTGAATCACAGCCTGGAAGTTTACAAGCCCCTATACAAGAAGATGTGTTAACACCAATGAATGCGTTTTCTCCTGGAACAATGGGCGTGGCTAACGCTATGTTTGGAAGTAAAATACCTGGTTCTTTTGATAGAGACTTAGGCAACTAATAAATTAACACAACTTATGAAAAAATACAATTCACCATTACGTATGATAGAAGATAAATCTCACACTCATGCGTCAAAAAATAACTCTGTAGGTATTGTAGGGGAAAACGCCGTATGGGACGGACCACTAGATCAATCAGGAAGACCACACGCTCCAGGAAGAAGTTCTGGTAGTCAAGGTATGAAATTAAAATTAGGGGCAGTTCCTTACGCGGGAAGTATGCCAATAACACAACGTGCAAAAAGAGGATAATCATGGCATATAATCAAAGTAAAAACCCTTTTAGTAAAAATCCACTAAACTTTAACTCACCGTTAAATAGCTTCGATAGTTTAGTAGGTAAACTAATGAATCAAGGTAAGTCAAAAGAAGCTGCAACTAAAATTGCTGGTAAAGTAGCTAATGCAAAAATGAAAGGCGCTGGCTCAGGACCAACTGCTGCTCAAAAAGCAAGAGCAAAAGATTCTGCTGCAAAAATGGCAGATGAATCACCGTTAGATAAAGAGTTAATAGGTAATCAGCATAGACTACCAGAAGAATTAAAAGAGAAGATTGAAGCTGCTCCAGAGAGTCCAGCTAAACATATTAGTAAGTTTATGGATAAAGATCACCCACACAACAGGGAACCAAAACACTCTGAAACTCTGCATTCACACAAAGACTTTAAAAAGAAAAAAGAAAGTCCAGCTAAGATGAAGTCTCCTGTAAAAGCTCATGACAAAGCGTTAAAAGCTTTAGAAAAAAGAATTAAAAGAGTAAGACAATCAAAAGAAGGTTCTGAAGGACAAGGTGGTATTGATTATGAATTATTAGCTCAGTTAGAAGAACAAAAGAAAAAGCTAATTGAATCTCATGGTAAAGAAGCTAAGCAAAATGCTAAACCATCTCCAGCCGCTATGAAATCGCCAGCTAAAAAAGCAAGTAAAAAAGCAGGTAAATCATCTGCTGTTAGTATGAAGTCACCAATGAAGAAAGATGGTAAAGGTGATGCTCATCCTTTTTTGAAACCAGCTAAAGCTGCAACAAAAGCAATTAGAAAAGCAGCACCTAAAGTTAAAAAAGTAGTTAAAAAAGTTGCTAAAGGAATTAAAGAATTTGCTAAAGATACTCAAAAAAGAGCAACATAAAAATAATTAATCATGATAATAAATCCAAATTCATATACTAGTGCGATCCCGGTAGCATTAAATGATGACATTAATATTCCGGGACCAGAAGTAAGAAAATCAGGCACTACAACTAGTTTAGTTAATGATAAGCTTGTTGATACTAATGGTAATTTTGAGCAAACAGTAGATGCTAATGGAAATATTACAAATCAAGGTGTTCAAGTAGGTCAAGTAGTTTATAATATGGCTTCTATGAATACAACAGATTGGTTAGGACCTGAAGCCGCGGTAGTAACAGCAGTAAATAGTAATACAACATTAACATTGTCTGCTAATATATTTCCTGTAATCGGTGCTCCATCAACAACGCAAGAGTATAAAATATACGATGCTAACAAATTGCCTAAAGGCGCTATTATTATGGTTGGTGATAATCAAGCGGGTGACAATAGTAAGAGTGATGTATTTGTAAAAACACTTGATGGTCAGGACGTTTTAGTGCAAGGAGTTGCTCCAGGTGAAACATTAGATTTAGTAGTACAAAGAGTTATGGTTGGATCAGCTGCAACAGCTGGCGCACCTAGCACTTTAACTACAGCAGAAAAAATAACAGCATTTATATAAACAATTAAAAAAACAATTATGCATCCAATACACAAACATATGAGCTCGAGAATGAAAGCTCGTAAAGCAGATGAAAGATATGACGCTAAAATGGCTTATGATAAAAACTTAAGTGGTAAAGCGAGATTACATTATCTTGAAAATGACATCGCTGACAAAGGTATGTCAATGAAGTCACCTATGGACATGGGTCACAAAGCTCCAGCTAAAATGAAATCAGCAATGGACATGAAAGCTCCAATGAAGAAAGCAGGTAAAATGTCACCAGCTGATATGAAAGCTCCTATGAAAAAAGAAAGAAAATATTCTGGTAATCAACCTGATTTAGCAAAATTTAAAAAAGATAAGCAGGAGAAAAAAGATCTTATGGACGATAATCCTGTAGTTAAAGACGCTTCAGGTAAAAGAAAGTAAAATGTCTTACGCACAACGCTTTGGTTTAAGTAGAAAATCTCCTTTAAATAATGATAAATTAGCTCAACTTAGAGAGAAATATGGAATTAGTGGTAAGTCTGATACTCCAGCTAGTGATATTATTCAAAAAATGAATAAAAATATTATGGTTGCTGATACTACAGGTAAACCAAATAAATTTTATCAAACACCTGAAGAATATAATTATAGTCCAAGTGCTGGAATGAATATCAAACCTATGGGTAGTAAAAAAGACGGTCAAAGTGGATTAGATTATTTTCAAGATGTTTTAACAGGCGCTGGAATGACTCCTGGTTATGGTATTCTTGCAGATGGAGCTAATATTTTAGTATCTGGTGGTCGTGCTATACACGGAGCTTTAACAGGTGGTGATGTTAAAGAGCATTTAGTTAATATGGGTCTTGCTGGATTAGGAGCTATACCTGTTCTAGGTCAAAATGTAAGTGGTGGTAAACTAGCTGCTAAATACATACCTAAAACAGTAAAATTAGCGCAAGGTTTAGATAAAACTAGTAAAATAATGAAAGTTGGTAAAGTAGCTGGTAAAGTTAAAAAAGCAAAAACTGCTAGTAAATACTTATTATCATCACAAGACGCTGAACCATACGCTGGGTATACTCCAAAAAACGTTACTCCTTAATTATGGCTTTTAAATTAACACCTCCGTTTAAAAAAAATTCACCTATATATGAGCGTGAATTAGAACCTGGAACTATGGGTAAAGGTAATAAAAATGGTACTATACTTATTGGTAGTGATGTACCACTTCATAAACATGAAGAAGTTATAGCGCATGAAGAAGTACATATTGATCAAGTTAAAAGAGGTGATCTTGACTATGATGATGATAATGTATATTGGAAAGGAAAAGTATATCCAAGATCAAAAATGCATGAAGGTGCTAAAAACCTACCATGGGAAGCAGAAGCATATAGAAAATCATGAGTAAAAAATTTAAAGATACAACCGTTGGACAATTATTGTTTGGCGCAGCGTCTGTAATAAATCCTACATTAGGAAACGTATTACAAGGTGTAACATCGCCAAAAGAAGCAATTGAAGCTATAACAAAAGCTGATGCTCCGGCAGAAGATAAGATAAAACTACAACAATTAATCTACGAACAACAAACAAAAGAGATTGAAGCTATTACATCAAGATGGCAAGCAGACTCTATGTCAGACTCTTGGATGTCTAAAAATGTACGTCCATTAGTTTTAGTATGGTGTATTGTTGTATTTTCTTTTGCAGGTATATTAGACAGTGTTGAAACAATACCTTTTCATATAAATGAATTATGGAACGATACTTTTGAGAAGGTTATGATGGCAGTTGTCTTAGCCTATTTCGGAGGTCGGACGACAGAAAAGGCGAGTAGTATATTTAAAAAGTAAAAGTTTATATTAACAAGTAACTATACATATAGTAATAACAATTAAAATTTAATCAAATGGCAAAAAGTGGAAAAATTAAAGAATTAGAATTAAAAACAATTAACGAGCAAAATACAGCTTTACAAAAAGCGGTTTTTGATTTAGGTGCTTTAGAAATAGAGAAAAACAAAACAATGCAACACTATAAAGCTGCATTAGAAGTTTTAGAAAAAACTAAGCAAGAACTTGAAAGCAAGTATGGAGCAGTTAATATTAATTTAAAAACAGGTGTTTGGGAAGAAGTAGAAGTTCCTGAAACAGAAGAACCTAAAGCAGAAGAAGTAGTTGAAGAAGAAGATTGTGGCTGTGATGAAAAGAAAGAAGACTGCGAAGACTGCGAAGACAAGGAGTAATGTATTCTGTAATAAGAAAGATCAGTATTGGTGCTGATTACAAGAACGATGCTATGCATTATTCTGTTGGCCAACAAGTTTATGGTGGTCATGTAATAAACAATATTGATCATAATGAAAGAGATAACTCTTATAATATATTTATAAAGAAAGATCAAGAGATAATGCCTTGGAAAAAATTTAATTCTAACATGGCTATATCTGTTGAATATGATTTAGAATATTAATGAACAGTATATACGACTTTATTGTTACACCTACAAACGAAAGGTATAATAATAAAATTAAAGTAGGCGATAAAACTCTTATTATTAATTCTAATATAGAAGATCATAGGATGGTTAGTCGCCACGCTACTGTTGTTTCAGTACCTTTAGCGTATAAATTTAATATAAAAAAAGGTGATCAAGTAATAATACATCACAATATATTTCGCAGATGGTATGATGTAAAAGGTAAACAACGTAATAGTAGTCAATATTTTAAAGAAGATTTATTTTTTTGTAAACCTGATCAAATATATTTACACAAAAAAGGCGAAAAATGGCTACCATTTATGGATAGATGTTTTGTAATGCCTATAAAAGATAATAATTCTCTAACAATGGATTTAGAGCAAAAATGTGTTGGTATATTAAAAATAGGTAATGATGCTTTAGAAGCACACGATATTAACCCAGGAGATCTAATTGGTTATAAACCAGGTCGTGAGTGGGAGTTTATTGTTGATAAAAAGCGAATTTACTGTATGAAATCAAATGATATTGTAATTAAATATGAGTACAAAGGAAACGAAAAAGAATATAATCCAAGCTGGGCGAGTAGCAATTAAAGAGTTAATTAAAGTTGCTAAAGAACCTATTATAGATTTTGGACCTGACATTTCCGCAGATAGACTTAAAAATGCTGCAGCTACTAAAAAGCTAGCTATATTTGATGCTCTTGAAATATTAAATCGTATTGAAGAAGAGCAAAACATGTTAGAAGATAAACCGAAAGAAACAGTTAAAAAAGATACATCTTTTAAAGGTTTCGCTGAAAGAAGAGCTAAGTAATGTATCAACAAAGTCTATATAAAGTATTAGATAATCATATCAAACCTAAAATTATTAACCGCATGAATCGTTATAAAAAATGGCAATACGGTTATAATAAAGAGCATGATATTGTAGTTATTAGCAAAACAGGTGAAATAGGTGAAATATATGAAATACAAAATTTAAAAATAGCTTTACCAAAAGCTAAAAACATACATAAGTTTGAAGATAATAAATGGAGCAAGTTTGAATATCCTAAGGCTTTAGCAAGAATAAAAACAGTATTTGACTGGAGACAATATCCAGAAGACTTTAAAACAAAATGGTATGATTACATCGATAATGAATTCACTCGTAGGGAAGAAGGTTTTTGGTTTTATAACAAAGACGTTCCTACTTACATTAGTGGTACTCATTACATGTACTTGCAGTGGTCTAAGATTGACGTCGGGGCACCAGACTTTAGAGAGTCAAATAGATTATTCTTTATTTTCTGGGAAGCTTGTAAGGCAGATTCACGATCCTATGGGATGTGTTATCTTAAGAACAGGCGTTCCGGGTTTTCTTTCATGGCCTCAGGAGAGGTGGTTAACTTGGCAACCATATCAAGTGACAGTAGGTATGGTATATTATCCAAGTCCGGTCCTGATGCAAAGAAGATGTTCACAGATAAGGTGGTACCCATATCAGTTAATTATCCCTTCTTTTTCAAGCCGACCCAGGACGGAATGGACCGTCCAAAGACCGAACTTGCCTACCGTGTCCC